CTCACATGATTTGGTTTGCGACGGACCATGCACTATATGGACAAGTACCAAATCTTACTTCAAAGCGTCTACTGACAGGACTCACTCCGTGGCACGTTGCTATCCTGCCCCCTCCGGGTCATGATCCCGGTCAGGTCTATTCCGCCACCGCATATCAATACACACTGATGTGTATTAAAGTGTTATTTAAGTCATTTGATATACTCATCCGTCAGAAGAGAAAGTATCCACATTATCAGAATGATGAGTATAATCATCGTGATCACACCAGCCCCATTGCCACATCATACAGATACTGTCGTGCGTGTGTAGCATTAGTCATATAGACAGTGCTATATGTCGGAGCGTTTGCCACCTCGGTATCGGAATTAACACGACTTACTACGATAAACCCGGCTTCTGCGATATCATCCAGTATTGCTCTTCTTGTGGCATCGGCGTTGTAGATGTCTGTATGATAGTACACCTCGTTTCCGTTGATCCTGACCGACTCCAGATAAGCCCTGAGATCACTGTTGCAGTTGGTATCTGACCCAACCAGACCGATCCTACCGTTGTGGAGGATTGCTGCCATTGCTGTGATCGATTCCTTATTCCCGATGTACTCAACGTGGTCTGTCATCCCATACCGGGCTACAAGAGCAATAAGGTCTGCCGTGGCTAACGCCGTAACTTTTATCTCAATCGTCAGATCAAGCCCGATTGCTTTGCACAGCGCAAGCGTTTCAGCAAGTGTCGGGATTTTAGTCCCGGCATATACTGAGGATTTCCAGATGCCAAAGTCATAATTAAGTGCATCCGCATATGTAATATCAGCAATCGCTATATCAGACGAGAGGACTGTACCGTCCGCATTCCGGGCCGTGCGGTTAATCGTGCTGTCATGCAGACATACAATCACCCCGTCTGAGGTCTTATGGATGTCAGTCTCTACCCAGTTAAACCCCTTAATTTTCGACAGCCGGAAAGCGTAGATAGTGTTTTCCGGGGCTACCGAATTATACCCTCTGTGATTGATCTCTTTCAGGATTGAACCATTATCAGGGAGTACCGTATCACTTATGTTACTGACAGGACAGATGGTCATGCGGGGGATATAGTATGCGGGAGCGTGTGTTAAATCATCTGAATCCGTGAAAAGCTGTACATATAAGTACGTATCACTGTCAAGCGTAGGCACATCCATATATGCCACGCTCGCATCTTTCATTACTTTGGTAGACATTGTATATCCGTCTGTTGGAGTCTGTTCTGTTCCCGAACCGGCCCGCATACTTGTTGGCACACTACACCATACACGATATGTGCGCCCCCCGCTGATCGGCACAGAAATCAGACGATGCTCTTTTTTGTTATAAACATATGAATTTTTTGGCGTGACTATTTTCATGTTCGTCAGCCCAATGTACAGATTCTCAAGCTCTGTATATCCATTAACAAGGATGTTCCCGTCAACAAAGTTTAATGCAGACTGGGTGTTATTTATCTCTTCTTGAACCGTGCTGACTTTCGGGGTAACCGTAAGAGTCTTAAGCTGTGTTGCCACATCCTGCTGATCTGCGGGATCGCTTGAGGCCCACAACTGGATATATATGTATTGGTTGCGACCAGTGTAGATCTCAATCGGGTCGGTGGAGCCAGCCTCTCTTACTCCATACGGATACAATGGATTGCCGTCTACAGCGGTATTGGTCATAAACGCTCCAGCCCTCAAGACCGTAGCTGGACTCTTCTGAACCAAGTAAGTGGTATGCGGTTTGATCTTGACAGCAATTGTACAGTTAGCCAGAGCCGCTTGAGCCGTATTGGAAATCTTACCTGTTCCTGCATAGATGTATATACCGGTCTGTTGCTCATACCCATTTTCCGCTATGGCATCCTCAACAACATCCAGCAATATCGAATCAGTGTGATTTAAAGCGCTCATTAATCCAGTTACATCATCACTCAACTGAGAGTAATCGGCAGGAATAGAAGCCGCTACATCCTGTGCCGTCTGTGCGGCCTGAGAAGCCGTTTCAGCGTCTGTGTGTGCGGAAGAAGCAGATCCGGCGGCGGCAGTTGCGCTTGATGTGGCAGAAGATGCCGCCCCTGTTGCAGTAGTAGCAGAAGTGCTTGCAGAAGTAGCCGCAGAGGATGCGGTTTCCGCACTGGCGGCGGCTTGCCGAACATATTCTTTAATAGATTCAACCGCACTTTCAGACCCAGCCCCATTAAACCCGGGAGAAGCTTCAACGTACTCTACAAAACGGGCGGTTCCAATATCGTCCGATCCTTTCATGATGCGGATCTGTGCCGCACATTCACCAGAGACTATGGTTTCCTGTTCTGCCGTGTCCCACTTAATAAGATTGGTTTCTGTACTGTCAATCGTTACGTTTGAAACAAAATAATTACCATCGGATTTCAAAACGTACAGATCAGCGGTATAAGTACTGCAATCTAAAGCCACTCCATCCTGTATGATGTTAACGCCCAACGGCCTACCTATATCACCTTGCGAAACCTTCAAACGAGGAATAATCCCTTTCTGCGGGGAAATATCAACCGTAATAATTTGCCTTTCCATACTTAACCACTTCCTTTATTTATGTTCGTCCAGTGATAGTTACGGCTTTAGCATGGGCGAATACTGGTCGGATAGTTTCCGAAGTAGTGCCGCCATTGTTTGTGATAGTGAAATATCCTGCTTGTGTTTCCCACGACAGATTAACCGGAGGATAATTTTCCTTTGAGGATGAAAAATTCCACGCAATCAATCTGTGATCAGCGGTCATTCCTGCCATGTTATAAGATGCTGATTCGCCGGAAGACGGGATCTGAACAGCCGTTGACGGAATCAAAACAAGATCCTTAACCACAATTCCATCAACGGCATCTGACCATTGCGTGTTATAGTTTGTACTATTGACTTTTACAAGGAATTGACCAGCAGAACCACCGGAAGGAACTCCCGGCCCCGTTTCGCCCTGTGGGCCTGTTTCCCCCTGTGGGCCTGTTTCCCCCTGTGGGCCTTGTGGGCCTGTGGCCCCACGTTGGCCCTGTGGCCCCGTTTCGCCTTGCGGCCCCTGTGCTTTGATTCCTGTATCAACCCATTGCCCTATTGATCCGTTCCAGATTTCCCAATATCCGTTCTGATTAACCCTTGGATAATGCGCCACCGCCTGTTCTGCCCGTTCACAATACTGTTCTATCGTATCAATTTCTGTAATACTATCAATGCCGATAGACGCAGGAGAAGGTTCTATGTATTCCGTGAATACCGCTGTTCCAACATTGATTGATCCAAGGCGCAACCGCAGTTCTGCATCACATTCACCCGCTAAAGGTGTTTCCTGTTCTGCCGTGTTCCAATAGGCAAGGTTCTTTTCTGTTGCATCAACCGGAACAATAGCAGAATAATAATTCCCATCAGGCTTCAGAACATATAACTCAACAGAATATTGAGTCACATCAAGAGGTAAACCGTTCTGGACGATATATACACCTACAGGGCGGTTTTTATCACCTTGTACCATGCAGAGCCGTTTAACTGAGTTCCCCGGTACAATGTCTACGATTATGGTTTGTCTATTCACGATTTCACCTCCTCCTCTAATTCTTTAATTCTCTGTGTGAGACTTGCAATGGTATTTTCAAGCTGTTCTACTTTTGCACAAAGTAAGCCAATGTAATCCAGAGACTTATAACCATTGTCATCTTCTCCAACAAGATACGGTGCAATTCTTTCGACATCTTGAGCTATGTACCCGATATGTTCCCGTTCATCTCCATCTTTCTTTAAATCATTCCATTTAAACCTAACAGCACGAACAGATGATAGATCTGGAGCTTCGCCAATTACTGTTTTTAATCTTCCATCTGAGCCTTGAGTTAAATAACCAGCAATCCACAGTGAGCCACCGCCGTCCAGCGTCATAGCATTTTTTCTTGAGTTTGTGTCATGTCCACATCCAAAAACAGCCACATAATTGCTGTTATTGTTTACGCTAAACGTTCCGCAGACGAACTGATACTTAGTAGCAGTGTTTCCACGACCAATTACAAAAGCACATTCACCCGTTGCTTCATTTTGCCCACCGAACACAGTTGAACGTACTCCAGATGCTATATTTTCCTGACCAGCGGCAAACGATCCGTTACCGCTTGTTTCATTGTCTGTACCAAAGACGGCAGATCGGTGACCAGATGCGGTATTATTGTACCCGCCAGCAAAAGAATAAGATCCGCTTGCTTTGTTAGCGTTTCCTATCGCACAAGCATAATTGTTACTTGCTTTAGAATTTCCAATAGCAATTGAACAATCACCTGATGCTTCGGAACTCCTACCGATAGCAACGCTATCTTCCCCTGTGGCCCGTGCATAATCCCCGATAGCATAAGATCTATCCTTTGTAGTTGAAGAATTATACCCAATTGCCACGCTTGCTTCGCCAGTAGCACTACAATAATCACCAAAGGCCGCTGAACTTTTGCTATGTGCCGAACAATGATATCCAATAGCAGAACTATGATTGCCAAGCGTTTCACAAGAATACCCAGCACATACAGAATATGCGCCTGATGGGCTATTCATTCTGCCAGCAGAAAAGCTATATTGTCCGTGATCACTTCCTGATTTATAAGTGCCAAGTCGATAATAAGGAGCGGTTATATAATTTCCAGCACCATCTAAGCAAGTGCCTATTCCAATGTGGGCTAAAGAAATGCTTGATGTGTTTTTAATACTAAACACATCTCCGTCCATATTAGCTACACCATCGTTATCAACATCTCCAATTACCTTGATACCGTTAAAATCAAAACCGCCTTTCCATGTAGTGCCGCCATCTGTACTAAATGCAAGTCCGTAATGGGTTCCATCATACTTTCCAAGTCTAATCATTCGATTAGTATCTGATGGGTTGACCATTGTTATATTTGCATTATCCCAGCTAAATTGACTATCCCCGAAGATGGTAACTTTATTAGTTTGCAATTCACCGGATGCGATGAAATTAGCTACAAACTCTCCATCAATATTCCAAGCAGTTTCATAAGTGCCATTATAACCAGTTTTACTAAAAGCAATCCCAGCATTATTAAACCGAATAACCTTCATGGCAGTATCAATATTGTCTGTATCCATGATAAGAATTTCGTCCGGCTCGCCGTCCTGATCCGTATCATGAAGGACGATGTACCCGCCAAGATTACCAGTTATCTTATTGGCTATACTTCTTGAATGTGTTTCTAACTGCGAAGAAAATTCATGTAGGACTTCTTCCATTTCCGCTGAATCAGCTATGGTTTCAGCAAGACTTTTCTTAGCAGATCCCAATTCAGCTTCAATGTACCTTTCCCGCAGAACATCCCAAAGAGTTCTCACACATTTAGCAGTAGCGGAAACTCCAAGCTTTTCAAACCTCACAGAAACGGTATCACACAAATCAACCCGTTCTAAGAAGGAATCTACCTCTAAGAACTTGATTTTTAAATTAACCTTTGGAATGCCGATATCATGTGAGTTTATATAACTTTGCGCTTTTGATCTTAATTCACTTTCTGTCGGGGGTTCCTGATAATCCGAAGTAAAGTCAAGCGGAAGAATCCTTACAAAGTCATAAGTTCCGCTGGCTTCCACTACCTTTTCCGGCAAAGTAACAAGTGTATCTGATTCTGAGCGGTAATAGTACGGATAAACTCCAGTGTAAACCGCTGAATTATTTTCTTCCTGATTCATATCAAGGAGGTTTTTCCCGTACCGGATAACCACTCCACGGTTTTCACCTCTTGCGGCATTGAGAATACAATTATACCCGTCAAAATGCCATTCGCCACCATATGTATCAATCAGGCTCCCGGCTACACCGCCCATCAAAGCCCTTACGCTTTGCGGATGCTTCAGCGTCATAGTTGCAGAGCTTGACATATCAGATGAAATAGCAAATGGACAATTTATCGGATATACAGTAGTATTATCTACCATTTTACTTATAGCCGTTTGGATGCCCGGAGCGGTAAAAGGCGCATCAATATATCCTGATAAATCGTAGCTAATATGTTGTGCGCTAATCGTCACAATCCCATTTATTGGTTTACTAATTGAATAGATGCGGAATGGCTGTGGAGAATCTGTGTAATTAGGTTTAGCTACGATTATGTTCCTTAGTGCGATCTGATCAAAATGCACTCCGCTAATCGGATACTGCATTTCAAGCTCATACGGGCCATTTCTTTCTTCTTGGACTTCGCAGGAAATAGCACTTGATAGTACGCCTATTCCGAAAGTTTCCCATGATGTAGAATTAGCAGGATATAAAACAGGATACATGGCTTCCCCCTTTAGATTTCAAACCAATGAGGAACAATTGAAAGTGATTGTATATCACCCGTGAAACCAATTGTATTAGATCCCGGAAGAAAAGCGGCAAAGCCGCCAGTATTTGATGATACTTTGCTGTTCAGATTTTCACCATTCACCCCATAGCAGTGCATTTCCTCACTGTCTATATAGATCCCGGTATATGGAATATCTGTAACTGTATATTGTAGATTATTAATGGTTACAGACCCGCTCCCGGCAGAAGCCATTTTGATAAATATCGTTGGCTTTGCTTCATAGGCTGTTGGGTTTATGATATTTGCCGGAGCACTCAAAATATCAACGGGTGCTTTCCCAGAGGTTAAAAATCTTTGTGGCTTGCAAATAAAAGTAATGGTTGTTCTTCCAACTCTTCCAACTGATAGTGATTCAATATCAAGTGATCCTTCAAAAAAAGCAATTCTGTAATGATCTGGATCAAAATCATCCCACAGTTCTGCATATCCTTGAGCGGAGTTTAACCATTCATAAACACGGCTAAAGCCGCCGGGGACGGAATGTTTCAAACCATCCCCGGCAACAATTGCATATTCCTGTTCAACCATTTCCCAAGCGTTCTGGGGCATGATTATTTCACCATTCCTGCCCGGAACGGTATAACGGTCAATCTTCCTTTGCGGTTTGCTGTAATTCGGGTATTTCTCAATGCTGATTCCGTATTGGTCGGATCTTTCGCCATTCCAGCTAATAACGCCGTATCTTGTTCCCATCATGCGAAAGCCGCCCCCTTTCTATCAACATTTGTTCTGATTCGTTCAATAACGATATCTGCAAGTTCTCGCACGTTTTGCCCTTCCTGCCCATATACGTTAACTGTTATGTTTGCCGTATTGGATTCTTCACGCACGATTTCCCGCAGATCGTCCAAAGCACCAACAAACTCAGGCCGTTTTTCACCAACGCCGATGATGGTAGGGGATGAGAATATACCGCCCTTGTCGTACCATCTGACCCAAACAGACGGAACCTCGCCCGTTTCAGCATCGAAGTTTCCAGACATTCCGAAATGAGGTAATCTAATATGTGATGTGAAATTAAAAGAAGTTGAATTAAACGCACCTTGCATATTAGATAAGCCTTCATGGACGGCTTGAAGAGACATCGACATACCAGTACGGGCAGAACCACTCATGGTATTGAATTTTCCGCTCATGATATTGTTAGAACTTGTCATCCCATTGCTAACAGTTCGCTCGATTGAATTCATAGCGGAATTAGTTCTTGATTCCATACCATAGAAATTAGTGTTGAATAGTGTTTTATCACTCGTTAAAGATGCTTTGATCTCGCTTCCAAAGCTCTTTAATGCGGCGGTTCCTTCCGTAGCAAGAGTTTTGATTTTCTCAAGGCAAGTATCAATGCTTGTTCCAAGCGTTGTAAACTCTGTTCCGGCATTGGTTACCATAGTGCCAATAGCAGTACCAAAGTTAGCAATATTCTGGGATGCGGTTCCTCCCTTAGTCTCGTTGTTGATCTTTTTAACAGACTCAGCAAAAGTATCCATAGCCGTTGATACTCCGTCAAGACCAACGGAATAATCAACAAGCGTTTTCAGACCCGCACCAACTTGCCCGATGGATTCACCAATCTTGTTATCATATGCCCACTTAGCTTCGTGGTTGATGTTTTTAATGCCAGTAGCAACAGCACCCAGAGTAGCGGCAAGATCAATAACGCTTGTGTTATTAGCCAAATCAACACAGGCATCTGCTATTGTCTTAAATCCTTGTCCGGCGTTTAAAGCGGCTTGGCCTATTGAATCAAAGACTCCAGCAAGCTTATCTAACACGCCGCTGATGCTGTTGTTCACCGCCACTATGCCATCAGAAATAGCAGTGATCATGCCGCTGATAGCATCCCCAACGGCCTTGATGGGAACTGCCAATGATTCATTGAAACCGCTGAAAGCATCAACAATCAGGGATAGATTGGATCCAACGCTATTAACAATATCTACTATGGCCTGTCCAATCGTTTTAATCAGATCGGCAATAGAATTTATGACGGGGGAAACCTGAGAAAGCAACCCGGAGAAGCTGTCCACAATGGCGGGGAGGTTTTCAACCGTCTTTGTCAGCATTTCCGTTATGGCAGGAATATATGGTGCAATAGCTTCCACTATCTGAACAATAGTATTCCCGATAGATGTAGCCAAGCCCGTGAAACTGTCTATAATTAAGGGAAGGTTGCTGGATACAGTTTCCACCATCTGGGTTATAGCAGGAGTATAGGGTGCAAGGCTTGCTACTATATCAACCACTGCCTGTGCAATTATTCCAGCCGTCTGGGTGAAGTTAGCCGCTATAACAGAAACGATGGGTTCACAGGCTGTTACAATCTGAGAAATACCAGCACTCAAACTGGGGAATGCATCGGATACGGCAGAAATAATATTGCTCATTGCCGTGGAAAAAGCTTCAATAACACCCGGCAATGATGCGTTTATCCCGGTCAACAGATTACCAACTATTTCCCCACCAACAGAAAGCACGTTTGGCAGTTCCGAGAAAATACCCGAAACAAAATTGCTCACTGCCGTGATTGCGCTTGAAATCAATTGAGGTGCATTCTGGATGATCCCGGCACCCAATTGCATGATAATTTGAGCCGCTATGCTCAGAAGCTCCGGCAGATGTGTGGACAGATCTGTAACCAACGTTGAAATTATATTGGCCCCGCTGGATATCAATAAGGGGAGGTTATCCAAAATCCCTTGCAGGATGGATCTAACCATTTCAAGTCCAGATGTAGCCAATTGTGGTATTAACGTGGAAAGACTTTGAATGATCTGCGGTATCAACTGAGATATAGAAGATATCAATACAGGAAACTGCTGGATGATAGCATCAAGAACAGATGTTGTTGCCGCTATCAGGCCGGGTAAAAGGCTTGAAATAAGGCTTGTTATCTTTGGGAGGATCATCGGGGCGGCTGTCGTTATAAATGCCCCAATGCCATTTATAGCCCTTTCAACAACGGGAATCAGATTATTCAGCAACCCGCCACCTTCAGAACCACCAAAAACAGTTGTCATCAAGGCATTAACGGATTGCTCAAGCCCAGCACCACCACCCGCAATAGTAGTAAGAACATTCTGCCATGCCGCTTTCGTAGCGTTAGCAGAACCTGAAATGGTGGACATTGCTTCTTTTGCTGTCGTTCCCGTGATTCCCATTTCATTCTGAATAACGTGTATTGCAGAATACACATCACTCAGATTATTAATATCATACTTAACTTTTGTGATCTTCTGAGCGTCCTTTAAAAGCCGCTCCATTTCACTTTTAGTGCCGCCATAGCCCAACTTGAGGTTGTCGAGCATGGTGTAATTTTGCTTTGCAAAACCTTGATATGCAGTTTGGATGGAAGACATATCCGTACCCATTTTGTTAGCGTTATCGGACATATCCTGCATAGCCATATCTGCTATCTGTGCGGCTTTGTCTGTGTCCCCGCTTAGTGATTTAATCAGGCCAGCAGAGAAACTTGTCACAGTTTCCATATACTGATTAGCAGATACCCCGGCTGTCATATATGCCTGTTGTGCATACTGTTGCATTGTTGAGCTTGAACCTTTGAACAGAGTATCAATACCGCCTACAAGCTGTTCATATTCTGCAAATGATGCTACCGCTTCTTTTGCTACTCCAACAACAGCGGCACTAACTCCGGCAAAAGCTGTTGCCGCTATTTTCCCAACATTTTTCAGCGCACTACCAAGGCTTGATGTGAACTTTTCGCCGGAGGACTTTCCTGCGCTATTGGCGGCGGGTTCGCTTGCTCCAGTTAGTTCCTTTGATATTGTTTTTTGCGCTCCCGCTAAAGATGGTATAATCGTAACAACAGCTTTTGCGACTTCCGTTGCTTTGCTAACGCCTTGTGCCATCTTTACCACCTCCGATCATACTAAGCCATTCTTTAGCCTTCATCACGGTTTTGAAAGCTTTGTTTGTTTTCCTCCAAGAACGTGGATATTCATTCGGCTTTTGCGGTCTTTGCTTACCGCCCTTTGCCATCATGCAAACCCGGAACCAATTTAATACATCGTATATATCAGCAAGTATCACATTTGTTTTAAATGTGGTTGACCATTCTGATATTTCTGGATTTGTTTCTGCTACTATCGCAGAATCTGGTTTAGCTTCATGCAAAAAAGAGCCGAGCGCACTCCACGACAGAGTGCGCCCGACATCCTCCAAGGTATAACCAGTTTGTGTAAGCAAATCACGCTCAACGGCTTGTTTGTGCGCCCCGACATATTCAGCGAGGCCCACTATTCCCCCAAGGAGATACCTTCAGCTTCCTTGTTTGCTTCAACCCATGCATCAACGATCTGTGAATATTCGTTTGCTGTGAGATCTTCCAATACTTCGGAATCAATGTACTTGGAGAAAAACTCATAAATAGATTCTTCATCCTTCATGTTCCGAAGCTCTTTCAGCTTTATGGATTTAGCAAGAGGTACACTATACACTTTACTGCCGATTTCAACAGAAAGTGTGTTGGTTGTCTGTTTTCCGTTCAGCTTGAATTTCTTAACCATTGTTTTTCACTCCTCTTTTTTCTTAAAATTAAGCTGGAGTATCCTTGCTAAACTTCCAGCCACCCGTTACAGTGATGCTCCAGATCAGCGCACCGGACGGAGTAAGACCAACTTCCGCAACCTCAGTAACCATACCATGTGCACAAGTCCAAATCAGGTTATCTTCTCCATCCTTGCCGTAAAGCACAAAGGACTCTTCTTTAACCTTCGGGCCATCAGAAGCATCAACCGTGAAACCATTGGTTGTGGCGGTAACAGCATCAGCACCAAAGACAGTCTTCATAGACTCTTCATCAGTGCTGATAACAGGAATGCTCATGGAACCCTTTTCGGTTTCAACCATCCGAGCTACTGACAGATCCCAAAGCCGGATAGACTCAGTAGAACCAAAGGGAGTCCATGTGGGGCCATCCTCACTGATAACACCCGCAATCTTCCATGAGGAGCTTGCACCAACAAGTTCCAGCACAGCGGCACCCGTGGTAGGCATGGTATTGGGGGATGCAGGATCATACGGGGCATGAAAAAACATCCCGGTAGCATTTTCATTGCCGATAGCAACATTAACTTTCATTCGACTTTACCTCCATTAAATAGTAACTTCTTCCAAGTGAGCTATAACAACCATCCGGGCAGAACACATTGCTAAATCAGGCCGAACAGGATCAGCACCCCACGAACCAGAGGATGTTACCGTAACGTGACGAATGGGTGTATCATCTCCACCCGCTTTAGCTTTTAGGATTCCAACAGCATTCCGCAGATATTCAAGGGCTTCCGCTTCATGCTTTGCCCGTGAATCTAAAGTAATTTCAAAAGCATCAATTTCGTCCGTATCACCACCGCCCACCTGTTTAACAAGGATGGAAGGAACGGTGAAATCATCAGGTAACGGTCTGCAATATGCCGTCAAATGATCCTTTAAAGCGTTTCTAACAGCTTCCTCAACATCAATTGACCGTTTAATATTCATCATTTCACCGCCCTGCTTAATGCTTTATCTTCTGCTTCTGCGACTTTGCTTTGATAATCCGTGGTAAATACAAACCCTATAGCACGTTGACTCTTATAGGATTCACCAACCCTTGTAGCCGATTCAAACCCTGTTCCACCACGGGTGTTGTTAGCATTGGCCCGTGCTTTGATTCCTTCTGTAATGGTTTCAACCTGAGAAACAATTTCCGGTGAACAGAGAATATTTTGGAATCCATCATGGTTCCATTCCAGAATTTTAAGGCTTGCCATCAACCCGACCACCTTTCAAGATTAAGTTGCATAGAACTTACCTTGCCGGAAGGGCTGTTCCAGATCTGAGGTTGACCGTTAATGGTATATACCTCATCACGATATTTAATCCTGTCACCCGCTTTAACATCCGCACAAGGTGGAAGATAACAAGTGTATCCCTCAGTGATGCCTTGAATCCTTCCATCCTGTGAAAGCATGGTTGATGATGGTTGTACGGAACAACCGCCAATTTCAAGGGTATTTGGATTTTCCCAATCTGGAATTTTGGAACCACGAATCACCTTTGTAGTGGGCCTTAACCGAATCACGATATCATTTGCCCAAGTGGGGAGCATTAGAACACCCCCTGTACACGATACGGCGTTAACGCTTCCTTGCTGTCTTCTGTAATATGATTCGCTCTTGCGGCATTTTGATAATTAGCAGAATAGGTAATAGATACCCCGCCAGCCGTTTCAGATTGAATCCCCATGCTGTTTGACATAGAATGCAATACCTGATTCCCTATGATATCCTTAATAACGGATATCTGATCTTCTGAGCATCCAGCGGTATATGTTACCGTTATTTTTGTTTTACGATTCATAAAAATTCGTGGAACATCAAAAACGTGCAACAGTCCGTTAGTTTCAAGAGCAAAATCAGGTAGTTCATTAACGCCGATCATAATAGAGGATATTCCGGTAACAAATGTAGCTGGAAGCTGAATCAATAGATCACTTCCAACGGGTTTCATCCGTCCGTTCCCATATAGAATATTCTCAGAAAGAACACACTCTTTTTCCGGGAAAATATGCCATCCACAGAAATTCCTTATGGCAGATGATGCCGCAGATATGGCCTTTGGTGTTCTGCCATCTCCAAGAAACTTATTTGCTGTCATAGCATCATATTCTATAGGTGTTAGCAAGTCGGGGAGTTTGTCCGCATCATTGATGATATAACCCCACGTTGTTACCATGCTCATTTTGTTCCCACCTTCCGGGATTTGTTGGAAGGCTTAACCGCTTTATCTTCCGGTTTAACCGCCTTTTCAGACGGCTTGACCGTATTCAATTCTACCGCCCCTTTGGGCTGTTCTCCCTCTTCAAACTGGAATTGCGCTCCGTTAAAGAGATAGTTTTTCAGCATCGGTTTTCACCGCCTTTCAAACATTTGGGGGAGGGAAGCCCCTCCCCCGTGTTTATTAATTAAGAACCCTTGGTCAGCTTCTTGAAGCCAGCGGGACGGCGCACCGCAAGAGCAAGCCTTTCTTCCGCACGGATGGTCATCAGGTTTTTGACGAAATCATCCTCATTGGTGTTGACAGCTTCAACACTCACACCGCCATTGCTAACTACGGAAGCGCAAGTTTTGAAAGCACCGACAACGATGGTGCCGGAAGTCACATAAGCGGATACGGTCACAGGAATGCCCCACAGGCTGGGGATATCCTGAGAGCCGAAATAGCCGCCACCATAATAAACGCCGTCATGCTTGCCAACCCGAAGAATATACCAATCAGCAGGATTCATCACAACAGCATCAGCGGCAAAGCCCGTCTGATTCTGGACATCCATAGCCGCTTGCAGGATAGCATCCGCAATATCAGTAGCGGTTCCGGCGGCGGCATAAGTTCCGGTCTGAATGCCGGAAGTCGCAAGCAGATCCGTTACAAGCTTGCCCTGTTCAACAAGACCAAGTTCATACAGAAGCCGTCCGTTAATAGCAGAAGCAAGGAACGGATAATCATTAATGTATTCATCGGATTCCTTGATATGACAAGCAACCTTCGCCAGAGAAACGGTTTTTGGAGTAGGATCAGCAAAGTGAATCTGGGGTTTCTCGCCGCCCTCAGATGTAACAGCGGGTGCACCTTGAATAGCACCTTCGATCAGATAAACCAGAGTGGAACCGCTAATCTGTTCTGCGCCGAACAGGTCACGAATAACCAGAGGAGTACGGGCCGCAGTCACAACATTGCGATCAAAAGTAGTAGCAAAATCAACAGCCCCGGCGGGAGAAGTCTGGGTATCAGTAGCCGCCTTAAAAGAGGGAGCGGAAATATCAAACTTCTTAGCGTGATTGCTCTTCTTCACAAACTCAACAAAATTTTCACCCAGATTCCGGGCTTTCTTCTCTTCCATCGTTTCTTCCTCGCTTTCTTTCTTACCAATTGCATTCAGCAGATTGGCTTTCTTCTCAGCCGCTTCAATTTCTGCGGCTTTGGTTTCAATTTCCTTCTGAAGCGTCATGCCCTCATTAATGGCTTCCTGATCATCCGCTTCAATGCGCTCTTTCAGCCCGGAAAGCTTCTCTTTCAAGGCTACAAGCTCTTCTTTCATGCTCATGATTACTTAACCTCCATTGATTTAATGTATTCCAGAAGGTTCGCCTTTTCTGAGTTGCTTTCCGTCCGCTCCTCTGCATTAGCATTGGCTTTCGGATCGTCCTCCTCATTATCAGGTTCTTCTTCGTCTAAAACACTCTGGATGAGTGCTATAGCTTGTTTCAGCGCATCAGCATCTTTCTTGCTATTGCGCTTGCCGGATTTAATATCCACAATTTCTGCCGTGTCGTTAGCCGGAACAGTAACAGCAGAAATTTCATATAGCTTCAGTTTGCGAAGCTCGTTAGCTTTTGTTCCATCTTCAAGAGTAACAACCCCATTTTCAAGAACATCAAAGGCAAAGCTAAACTTACTCAACCGACCATCTTTGTATAGATTCCGCACCTTCTGTGCTTCCTCCGTATCATCAAACACAGCTACAAAATGCAATCCGTTATCGTCTTCATCAGCATTAGCCGTGCCAATAAAAGCATTAAGATTGTCCATCTGATGCGACCAGAGAAAAGGAATGCCTTTTCCACCATTCCAATCTTTTTCAAGTGTTTCTGTAAAAGCACCCTTCCGAACTACATCACCATAGCTGTCAGGCTTTTTGACCCATGTGGATGCATAACCTTCAATAGATCCGGTTCCAGCATCTTTGTATTCAACATCTACGCATTTGATCTTCATTCAATCACCTTCATTCTACAATCACTCTTGTTGAGCAGTTACATCCGCAAGATTCATCAGGCGAAAGGTTGTCATCTCCGGGCCATTCAGCACCATTGCTGAATTTGTCATCAATCAAAACCCGCTGACCGTTCATAGCGGAATGTGAATCACGGGCCTTTGGCCCGGTAACCCATTCTTTATAAACCTTCCTGCTAAATCCCTGATTTTTTGCCTGTCTAACTGCATCTTTTGTTCCAAAACCACTTAGCGTTTTTGCAAGCATGGAACCCAAAAGCAAAGAATCAGCATCTTCACGTTTGCTGAATTCATGTTCTGCCGCCGTCCGTGCGTCCTCTTCAGCATCTAATGCCTGTTCTATTGCTTCCTGTAGCTTCTTGAGCGTTTCTTCATTGATGATCTTGGAACGGGCTTCAGCCGCCTTTTTGATATAATCAACAATCTCATCAACATAAAACTTAGTTCCCAAAGCTTCAGACATCAAATAGCCATGATTTGTTGCTATTTCCCGCATAATAGGAATTAGATCCTCTGTCAGTTCTTCATCCCATCTATCAGCATCCCACCATTCTACCGCCTTGGCTCCAAGCTTCGGGAGAACGCTTTTTGATTGGCGTTTAATGAACTTGGATATAACTTCCTGCATTGCTTCTATTTCATTTTCTCCCGGAGCAACATTCACTGATATTTCTCTATTTGCTTTGATAAGGATTTCTTTAAGGGAGCTTGAGCCGGAATACGTATCCATGTGTGTATCTTGTGGGCTTGCCTGTCCACCCGCTACCACATTTAACGGAACAATCAACTCATCTCCTCCTTCAATCGGGGGAAGATTGTTATCCGCTCTCGCTTCATTGCGTGTCATCCAAGGCCCACCAACAGAAGATTGAAGAATGCTTGCACGTTCTTCAAAACTGCCTTTTAGCTTTTCGCTAAGATCGAACTCAACATAAGTTCCCACATCCGCTCCTATCATCGGAAGCAGGAAAGCGTTTATTCTCTGCTGAAGCATTTGCAACACAGGCCCCAAACACTCCGCATATAATGCCCTTGCATTATCTTTAGAGCTTGCGTAAGTCTGTGTATCAGTATGCCATACCAGCGAGGGGTTAATTCCGTATGCCGCCGCCACAGCTTCCCGGCTCAGTTTAATGGATTCAGCCCACTGCTGTTCCCGGAATGATGTTGAGAAAGGTTTGATTTCCATTCCGTCTTCAAGAAGCGGAATAGATCCGGCCTTACTTCCACCCGGCCCCCATGCTTCACGGAAAGCAGTTACCCATTTCTTTCTTGTTTCATCGTCCCAAGGTTTAACATCTTTCGGCCTGATGATCTGAGCGTTTAACCGTCCAGAGGATTTCCACAACTCCCGCCGGAAGCTTCCAGCTTGAATCTGTTCTTCTAAGGTCTGCCGTAAAGCGGAAATAGGGGATACATACCCACCCGGATTTCCCGGAGAATAGGTGCTAAAACGCACAAATTCGGAACGTGGTATTTCGATCTGGTTTCCGTCATTTGATGTTACTAAGATTTTATCCGGTGCATAACTGTTTGCTTTTTCGGTACTTACGACCCAATCAGTTGGAACAATCCTCAATTGCCACCCGGATGAACTCTCTGGATCTGGAAGCAACCATACATAGACGCACCCGAAAACAAAATATTCAACCAGCAATGACCGGATAAACTCATATTCTGTTTGATCTGTGTTTGGCTTCCACAGCAGTAAAGCGGCGGGGCTTGTCCTGTCCCGCTCTCTTTTTGCTTCTCCGTTCCGCTTGTATGTCTTTAACGGAAGTTGCGCTATGCTGTTTGAAAGGAAATTAACTACCGCCGAAAGATTATCCTGAGTATTATAAAGCTGTCTTGCGGTGTAATTAAGCACCTGTGTTGGTGCATCTGGCCCAAAGTTATATTGGACGATTGTAGGACGGAAAAGCTGTTTCCATCTCTGAACGATTCCGGGCAACTAACCCGCCCCCTTCTTTTAAACAAATACAATACTTGCTCCGCTTGAATATGCGGATTCATATGTTTTCCTTTCTGCTTTTAGTGGCATGGTAGCCGCAGAAAAGGCCATGATACAGGCGAAAAGCGGCGCAATATCATCAGGGCTTTTCACCCGGTCTGGAAGTTCAACACCGCCGCCCATCTGCCTTAATTGCATCGTTTTTCCCGGCGTATCAAGGACAGGTTGCGGAAGATGATATATTCGTGCGCCGCCCCGATCAGGCAAGCAAGCGCAAACACCATCATAAAAACGCCCCCATCCGTTGGTAAGTTCCGGCCCTTCAACAGCTATTCTTTGCACACCTTCAAGTGTACAAATCTGTTCCGCAAGGCCAGCAACAGGCGCACCACGGGATTGGAATGCAAGGTTCATTGGTCTGTTATATGCCCGTTCTCTAAACCAGTCCAAAGCCCATTCTGTACCAATTCTCCGGGCTACAACCTCAATATGCCAATTTCCATCCTCACGCAATCCGCAAGCGGCTATGGATGTCCACCGCCTATCCTGTGATAGATCAATGCCATAGTAAATTGATGATTCCCCAGCTATAAAAGAATTTTGATCAACTCCGCTATCCCATGCACCATCAGGAAATGGACTTGGCAGAATTGTTTCTACTTGCTGGCACATACACTCAGAACGGAACTTAGCTTCCGGGAATGTTTCCCTGTTTGTGAGCAAAGCACGTTCCGTAAGAAGCCCATAACCCAACGCCGGGTTTGCCTGTGCAAGTGCATCCATATCATCTGTTTTTGCTCCATCTGGGGAAGACCATTCAAACAGGCCCAAAGTTGTGCCGTCTACACTCCCACCGAAATCATCATTCTTTCCAACAGCTTGCGCCCGAAGTTGGCGAAGAACAACGCTATCAGGATCACCCGCATTAGAAAAGCAAACTATCAATCCTTTCGGCTTGGCGTTAATGCTTGCCGCCGCCGCTGACCATGTTTCCCAATCCCGATGTTCACGGACTTCATCCAGCATTACAAGATCGTTACTGTCACCTCTACCCGCCCGTCTTGTAGGCGCACCGACTTTATACTGTCGCAACCCTGTCAATATAAGTCGTTTATTTCCATTCGTGCGGGAAACACGGGAAATAGAGCTTGAAAGTTCCGGGATGTTTTCCTGATCGTTAATAACAGCTTCCCAAACCTCTTCAGCTTTATCCAATGATAGGGAAGTACCAAACACAGAATCAACGCACAGAACATTCAAGAAGAAAGATGCTATAACTTCGCTTAAAACCGTTTTTCCATTCTGGCGGGAAACCATTATTAAAACGGTTCTAAAACGGAAATGCCAATCACCGCCCAATTCGCCTACAATCTCAAGCATATGAATTAAGGCGAATTCCTGCCAAGGATACAAAACCTTATGCATGACGGTTTTTGCATACTCAATAGCGGCAAAACCAAGACTTGTTTCTTCCGTCAATTCCCGGAGCGGCGGTGTAAACAATCTTGGTTCTGTGTATCCCATCATCCAACAATCCTTATTTTAGACTTGATCAAGTCAAGATTCTTTGTCGGCTCCGGTTCCGCATTTCCACCAACAATTTCCTGCAACGTTTTCAGCGTCTGTGCATAATCCTTAACAGTAGCACGGAATTCCTGTGTTAGCGGGTTCTGTCTTAGCATCGTTTCCCCTGTACCAACCTTCACTTGTTGTGCCAAAGGAGCATCCTTGTATTTAGGGATCTGCTGTTCTATTTTTGCTTGCATCGAAAGCAAGGCCCGTGCCAGTGTTTCCGCTTGTGGTTTGATAGCAGGATTTACATTAGCGCATAGCGTCTGTTCATCCTGTGCCTGTTTCTTTTTCATTAGCCCTTCACCTCTTCATCTGTACACAAAAAACTATTTGATCTTGCGGAGGGGGAGAAAACTGCCGT